TTGACGCTGGCTACGGCGTGGATGACAACCTTGTATTTGTCACCGACAAGGGCGAGGTAATCGTCTACCGTGGCACCGACCCCTCATCTGCGTCTACATGGGCGCTGATTGGCGTGTGGATTGTGGGCGCGCCTATTGGCAACCGCTGCCTGATGAAGTACGGCGGCGACCTCTTGGTGTTGACGCTTGATGGGTTGATTCCGATGGCATCGGCGCTGCAATCCTCGCGGCTCGACCCTAACATCGCGCTGTCGGACAAGATTCAGGGCGCGTTTGCGGCGGCTGCTGCGGCGTATAGGGACAACTTTGGGTGGTGTATGTTGTACAACCCGAAGAACAACGCCCTTATCGTCAATGTCCCGGTGCGCGAAGGCGCGCAGGAACAGTTTGTGATGAACAACATCACGAAGGCGTGGTGCAAGTTCACGGGCTGGAACGCCTTTCACTTTGGGTTGCTTGACGACACGCCGTACTTTGGCGCGGCAACCTTTGTAGCAAGGGCGTGGACGGCTGGCAGCGATGGTTACATCGACGACACCAACAACATCAACGGTCGGATACTGCAAGCCTTTAACTACTTTGAAACGCGCGGCGTAAAGAAGATTTTTACGCGCGCGCGGCCTTCCATCTTCAGCAACGGCACGCCTTCGGTGACGGTGGGCATCAATGTTGATTTTAATATTGCCGATAACGTGGCTCCCGTGTCATTTACGCCGCCGACTACGGCGTTCTGGGACACCGCCGTGTGGGACACGGGCGTTTGGGGGTCAGACCTTGAAATACAGAACAACTGGCAAGGCGTGACCGGAGTCGGCTACTGCGGGGCTATCCAGTTCCAGAGCAGCAGCAAGAAATTGGCTATCCAATGGGCCTCAACTGACGTGGTGTATCAACTCGGATGGGCTGGCATATAACAAGCGGCCCCGAGGTGGGCGAATGGGTATGCGACATCACGGGCGGCGGGTATCACGCCGAACGCTCCAACGCCATCGGGCTGCGTAAGGGCGACAAACTGGTCGGCGGCGTGGTCTACGAGAATTGGAACGGGCGCAGCATTGTCTGCCACATCGCCATCGCTGACCGCTTAACCCCGGCTTACCTTGCCGCCATGTTTGACTATCCGTTTAACGTCTGCGGGGTTGACAAAATCATCGCCCCCGTGGGCAGCAAAAACGCGAAAGCGTTGACTCTTGTGCGTAAAATGGGTTTCACCGAGGAAGCGCGAATCAAAGACGCCGACACCGACGGTGATATTGTTTTCCTGACCATGACACGCGATGCGTGTCGTTATTTAGGACACCGTTATGGGCAAAAAATCACCGGCACCGCCGCCAGCGCCTGACTACGCAGGCGCGGCACAACAGCAGGGCATCGCCAACCTAGAGGCGGCGCGCCTTACTGCGCGGCTCTCCAACCCCAACGTCATCACCCCGCTTGGCGGTCAGCGTGTGACCTACGGGCGTCCGCAGTTTAACCGCGCTGCGTATGACGCTGCGATGGCTGATTGGCGGTCGCGTCAGCCGCAGGCTCCTACGGCTGCCGCACCTCAAACCGTTGGCATTGGCGGCGGCGCGATGCAGCCCGGTGGTGGCAGTCAGCGCATGGAGATGGGCGGCGGTATGTATGGCGGGGGCGTTGACCTCGGCGTGTCGCCCGAGCCTATGGCGTCAAAGGCTGGCGGTATGCCTGCTGCGCGGCGCGAGGCTCTGGAAATGGGCGATGACCGCGCATACACGCAGGGCGGTCGAACCGACTTCACCACGCTTCCTACCGGAGCGCAGGTTCCTACTGCCATGCTTATCGGCGGCGGTCGCTTTGATGCGTCCGGCATGGGGCCGGGTGCGGCGCGGTTCCAGAATTACGGTGGCGGGGAGTACATGGGCGATGTAATGCCCACCCGCGAGATGTTCACCGAGATGGTGGACTTGGACACCCCGACGATTGAGCAATATCTCACCCCCGAGGCGCAGGCGACCCTTGAGGCGCAGCAGCGGGTCGAGCGTGCGCTCTCCGGCCTCGGCGAACAGGCCATCGGGCGCGTGCAGAGCGTCTACGGCACAAACTTCACCCCGCAAGGGCTTCCGGCGCAGCAGTTCCAGTTGAGCGGCTACGGCAACCTGCCGACCGCCCCCGAGTTGCAGGGACAGGCGCGCGCGGACGTGTCGGCGCTCCCGGTCAACTTCGGCCCCACGGCGGGACAGTACGGCATGGCTGCGGGTGGCCCCGCCCCGGCGACCCTTGAGGGATTGAACCTTGCGGGAGTCGGAACGGCGCAAGCAGGGGTTGGCGCAGGCCAGTTTGGTATGGCCGGCGGCGGCCCTGCCGGGGTCAACTTGCAGGGCTTGGATACGAGCGGTATTGGTGGCGTGCAAACAGGCGTAGGCCAGTTTGGCACGGCGCAGGGTGGCCCTGCGGCTGGAACGCTGCAAGGATTGAATTTGTCTGGCGTTGGCGGGGCGCAAGTCAATGTTACGCCGGGGCAGTTCGGGATGGCGCAAGGTGGCCCTTCTGGCATTAGCGCGTCCTCGTTTGATGCTTCCGGGCTTGGCATGGCGGGTGGCGGGCCGGGTGGCGGTGCCTTTGGCGCGGCGCAGGGTGGCGTAGGCGCTCCGTCGCTTCGCGGTCAGTACGACTTGACGGGGGTGGGCGATGTTGCCCGCGCACCGGGCGCTGCTGCGGCGATGCAAAGCGGGCCTACGGCCCCGACGCTTCAGGGGCAGTTGGATACCTCGCGCCTTGCCGCGATGCCTGTAAACGCCGGTATGACGGCGCAACAGGCGATTATGTCGCGCCTCGACCCGCAGTTGCAGCGTCAGCGGGCGCAGTTGGAAACCCAACTCGCCAATCAGGGTCTTGTCCGCGGCGGCGAGGCGTATGGTGCTGCCATCACCGAGCAACAGCAGCAGGAGAACGACCTGCGGACGCAAGCCGCGCTACAGGGCTTGAGCCTCGATATGGCGGCGCGTCAGCAGGGCTTGGGCGAGGCGCAGGCGTTGGGTGGCTTTGCCAATCAAGCGGCTCTGGCGGGCTTTGGCGCGGGCCAACAGGCCACCGCAGCGCAGAACGCAGCAGCGCAACAAAATTTCCAGAACGAATTGGCTAGGCAGGCTGCTGCAAACCAAGCGCAACAGCAAGCGTTTGGGCAACGGGCGCAAGCGGGGCAGTTTGGCAACGAGGCGCAGTTGGCGGCATTCCAAGCGGCGATGCAGAATCAGGCGGCGGGCAATCAGGCCATCGGGCAGAACTTCGGTCAGGCTCAGGCCGCGCAGGCGATGGCAAATCAAGCGCAAGCGCAGAACTTCCAGCAGCGCATGGCGGCGGGTGAGTTCGGTCGGCAGGGTCAGTTGATGGCCTTCCAGACCGGGCAACAGGCGCAGGCCGCGCAGAACGCAGCGATGGCGCAGAACTTTGGGCAGGCGATGGCGGTTGACGAGGCGGCGCGGGCTGCACAAGCGCAACGGTTTGGTCAGGCTGTGACAGGGACGCAAGTCGGCGCTGCGTTGGCGGGACAGCAGTTTGAGATGGGACAGCAAGCGCAGCAGGCGCAGAACGCCGCTATTGCTCAAAACGCGCAGATTGCGCTTCAGTCTGGGCAGTTCGCCAACGCCGCGCAGGCGCAACAGTTCGCGCAGCGGCTTGCGGCGGGTGAGTTTGGTCGAGACGCGCAGATGGCTTCCTTCCAGACGGGTCAAGCGGCGCAAGATGCTGTCAACCGTGCTATCGCACAGAACTTCGGCCAAGCGATGGCGACTGATGAGGCTGCTCGGGCCGCGCAGGCGCAGCGGTTTGGTCAGGCTGTTGCTGCGGGACAATTTGGACAACAGACCGCGCAAGCGCAGTTTGGCATGGGGCAACAGGCACAAGATGCTGTTAACCGCGCCATCGCGCAGAACTTCCAACAGGGCATCGGCGCTGCGGGCGCGTACAACGCGGCTGCGGCGCAGCAGTTTGGTCAGGGCATGGACATTGCCGGGCTGTATAACGCCTCGCTTGCCCAGAACCAACAGGCGGCGTTGCAGCAGGCGCAGGCTCAAGCGGCACTCCAAGCGCAGGGCTTCAACCAAGCGCAGGCGGCGGCAAACTTCCAGAACGCCCAGCGTCAGGCAGCGTTGCAGGAGCAGTTGGCGCTTCGGGCGCTCCCGCTTAACGAGGTCGCGGCCATCATGGGCGGCGCGCAGGTGCAGATGCCGCAGTTCCAAGCGTATCAGGGCGCAGAGGTTGGGGCGGCTCCCATTTTCGGCGCTACGCAGGCGGCGGGTAACTTCGCGCAACAAAACTACGCTAACCAGACGGCAGCGTATAACGCCAAGATGGGTATGTATGGGCAGTTAGGCGGTGCTTTAGGAGCGGCAGCAGGTGGCGGCTTTTTTGGCAAACCTTTCGGTTGATAAACTATGAGAACCCCTTACCAGACCTTTAACGCTCCCCCCATGATGAACGGCGGTCGCGGTCAGCGCATGGCGCGTATGCTCCAGATGCAGGGCCAGAGCCAGCAAATCAGCAACAACGCAGGGGCGCAGACGGATATGCAGTACACGCCCCCGCAGAACGCTGCGGATGTAAACCGTGCGCCCCGTCAGTTTTTGCGGCAGTACCCCAAGATGGCAAAGTCGCCGGGGATGACCAACCCGCAGGGTGGCCCCGACCGTGGAGGGTTTGAGTATGGCGGTTGAAACAGTCTCGACCTTTGTTTTGCCCAACGAGTACCAGCGGCAAGCCGCCGAGGCGCGCCGTCGTCGCCGTATGGCCGAGATGATGGCGCAGCAGGCATACCAGCCGGGGGACATCCAGAACGCCCCCATTCCTCGCGGAGCGCCTCTGGTGCAGGGTCTGCAAGCGTTCCTCGCCGCCCGTGGCGAACGTAAGGCAGAAGAAGCCGAGAAAAGCGCAATGGAAACGCAAACCCGTGAAGCGCGGGATTTCCTGCGTGCGCTGACCGAGCCTGCCAAAACGATGACGTTGGGCGAAGTTGCGCTGCAAGACATTGAGCAGATGGGAACGCCGGAACTGGTCGATGGGCGCATCCAATATCGTAAAACGGCCATGCCTGCGCCTACCCCGGAGATGATGCCGCAGGGTGTTCCGCAAGTGAAGTTGGGTCGCAGGCCCGAGGAGGACCAAGTTTATATGCAGACAAAGACGGGTCGAGAAACCGACCCGCAGCGCATTGCCGCATTGCTTGCCAATCCTCAATACAAGGCTGAATTTACGCCTGAACAAAAGCGTGCGCTTGCCCTTGAGGGGATGCTGACTAGCCAGAACCCGCTTGTGCAGAAAATCGGGCAGATGCAGTACGCGGCGATGCAACCGCAACGGCCCGAAATCGGCGCAGTAAACCTTGCTGACCTTACGCCGGATAGCGCACGGCGGTTTGCGCTTACCCGCAATCCCGAGGACATTGTTTATCGAACGCCGGAGTCAAAAGAAAGATTGGTAGCGGTAATTAAAAACGGCAGGCCAATTTATGTAAACGAATCAGAAGCAAAAGGCATGATTCCTGCTACCGCGCAAACAATTCGCGTTTCAACTGGTAGCGGTAGCGCAGACCGTGGGCAATTGTACAAAGTTACCGGCCCTGATGGTAAGCCAAAATATGTCACACGCGACGATGCTATCGGTATGCAGCCTGCTCCAACTGCAACAGCGCAAAAAACCGGCGGCCCAACCGGAGATTCGTCTGTAGATAGGCGGCAATATCGAACAACCAAGCGCGAATTGCAAAATTCGTATACTGCTGTAAACGATTTTTTGCAAGCACTTAAAACAACGCCAAAAGAAGAAAGCATTGTTGGTGAAAAGGCTGGCGCGCTGTCTACCAAATACAAACTTGCATTAAGCGCAGTTAGAACTTTGCAAAATACTGGCGTTATCAATGTCGGCGAATTGCCGTTTCTTGAAGACGCGCTGCGCGACCCGCAAAAGATTTCGCAATTGTTTAATCCGGGTTCTAGAGAGACAATTACCGGTCAAATTAACGCGCTTGCTGATTTGCTTGAAGCACAAAGCGATTCGCTTGATGAGTCTTATGGTTACGACGCTGCACCTTTGCGCGGCAGCGAAACCCGTAGAGCAAACCGAGTTCCAGCAGCAGCAGCGGCAGCAGGCATTACGCAAGAAGAATGGGATAACTCCACAGAAGAGGAGAAAGAGCCGTGGCGTTAACCGCACAACAAGCCGCATCGCTCAAAGCAATTAAAGAGCGTAAAAATCAAAAACAAGAACTTGGCGTTGGGTCAATGCTTTTGCAAGCCGGATTTAATGCTCCGGGAAGCGCGGTTCGTTTTGCACGCGATGTAGTTGAACCTTTTCTTTCGCCTGTTGATACGGCAAAGGCCGTTGTTAACCTTGGCAGCAGCGTTCTTGGAAAAATGGGCGTTACGGATGCCGACCCAACTCTTGCCAATCAAGTAGGCAATTATTTTGCAAACAGGTATGGCAGCGTTGATAACGCTATGCGTACTTTTGCGGAAGACCCCGTTGGCATGGCATCTGATGCTGCTGGATTGTTAACAGGTGGCGGTGCTATTGCAGCAAAAGTACCGCGTCTTGCTCGTTTGGCTGGCGCTTTAGAAAAAACAGGTCGCGCTGTTGACCCGTTAAACATTGCTGCAAAAGGCGCAAAGGCTACCGGCAAAACTACTGCGGCATTGGCTGGGTTTACTTCCGGTGCTGGTATGCGTTCTGTAGAGGAAGCCGCCAAAGCAGGATATGCAGGCGGTTCGCAGGGGGATGCGTTTGTTACTCAAATGCGGCAACCCGAAAAGTTTAGAAATGTTCTTGATGAAGCCGAGCGTGCGGTTGATGCTGTGCGGCAACAAAGGTCACGCAATTACAAAGCGGGAATGGCTGGAGTGTCTCAAGACGCTACGGTGTTGGATTTTGCGCCAGTACGCAATGCGTTTGACCAGATTAAATCAATGGGGCAATACGCCGGTCGTTCCGGCATGGGTATAGCAAAAAGCATCAATGAACCTGCTGTTGCTGCTGTTGAAAAACTTGAAGACATTATTGGCGATTGGGAATTTTCCGACCCAAAAGAATTTCATACGCCGGAAGGATTTGACGCGCTTAAAAAGAAGATTTACAACCAATCGAGAGGTTATGCTTTTGGAACGCCGGAACGCGTTGTTGCTGACCAGATGTATAACGCTGTGCGGCAAGTTGTGGCTAACCAAGCACCCGACTATTCCCGTGTAATGGGTGCTTACGAAGAAGCAAGCGACCTTCTTAAAGAGTTTGAAAAATCGTTATCAATTAACGACAAAGCAACCGCAGACACTACGCTGCGAAAATTGCAATCTATTTTAAGAAACAACGCCAACACTAATTACGGTGCGCGAGAGGCGTTAGGTCAGCAGTTGGTACAAGCGGGGGCAACCAATCTAATGCCCGGACTTGCTGGACAGATGATGAGTTCGCCAACACCGCGTGCGCTTTCTGGTCAAGTAACTGGCGCAGGTGCATTGGTTAATGCCGCGCAAAACTTTCCCGGTGCGTTTACTGACCCAAGCACTTTAGCGGCAATGGCAGCAACCAGCCCTAGGGTAATTGGTGAAATGGCTTATGCTGCGGGGCAAGTGGCTAGTGTGCCAAAAAAACTTGCAGCGTTGCTTGGTCAATATGGCGACACTTTAAGTCAGCAAAATCCGCGATTGGCTCCGGTTATTGCATCAACACGCAAAGCCATTGCAGCAGGCAAGCGCGTTAACCCCGTATATGCACAACAATTGGCTTTGCAACTTTCTAGACTGCAAGAAATAGACGCAGAGCGTAGAAAGCCAATTACACAAGAACAGGAGTAATCACAGATGTCTTTCAATGGCTCGGGTACATTCCTTATCAACACGGCAGGCCAGCCTGTAGTCGCTGGCACCGTCATCTCGTCCACGGCGTTTAACGCC